GAGGTAAAGAACCCAGGCAAAAAACTACACAGCCATGAACTACGTAAGGCACTCAAAAAATAATGAAAAAGCGCCCATATTACATTGCCGACACCGGCTTTTTTGGAGCCAAAGTGTTTATTTGCTTTTCTGATATGTCGTTTCAGCAAGCACTTAAAGACAGCAAAATAACAACTCGCCATAATGCTTTAGATTTAGGCATTGCTGAGTCACATTTTATTCAGCAAGAAGGCACCCACAACAGTATGCTAGCGATTGCGTTTAACTATGATGAGATGGCAAAAACCGACGCGTTAGAACGGATGGGTACTATCTATCATGAGGTCTCGCACACAGTCACTCATATTTTTGAGTACATTGGTGAAGACGACGCTAAGATTGGTGACGAGGCTCGCTCCTATCTTGGAGAGCATGTATTTAAGCAAGTATTTTCAGCCTACGCAACGGAGGAAGACAGACGTGAGCGTCTTAGAAAAAGAAATAGAGAAGCACTTATTAACCTCAGTAGTAAAAGCGGGGGGACGCAGCTTCAAGTGGATATCAACAGTGACGGGAGTGCCGGATCGGATAGTGTTCCTAAACCAAAACGTGTATCTCGTAGAACTAAAGACGCAAACCGGGAAACTGAGCAAGAGACAAGAACTGGTTTTTGATGATCTGGGTGAGCAGGGCTTTCCTGTTCACGTTCTACGCAGCAAAGAAGACGTTGAGGATTTTGTAAATGGCACGACAAAAGCTGAGTGTTAAAGATAAGCATATTGGTAGAGCATTTGAGTGGGCAAAAAGAAGAGCTAGAGTAAAAAATATTCCATTCACAATAACGAGGGAATATTTACGAGCCATTGCTGCAGATGAATGCCCAATATTTGAAACGCATTTTGAGTGGGGGCACTCTGGCCTTGGTGTCGGCAAATCCAAACCAGATGGGCCACAGTTAGATCGAATTGTCCCTGAACTAGGATACGTTGAAGGCAACGTGGCCTTTATTTCACACAGGGCAAACCGCATTAAAAGCGAAGGTACCATGCAAGAACATTACGCTATAGCAGATTGGATTTGGAACAGCACCCATGTTAGCAAGAAGTAACCTTCACCAATATCAAACCGACCTTATTGAGAAAGCAAAATCATGCCAAAACATGGGATTATTCCTGCCACCTGGACTTGGAAAGACGACCACGACGTTGACGATTATTGCCGAGCAGTTCAAGGGGAAAACGCTTATCGTAGCGCCAAAGAGGGTAGCGGAAACAGTATGGCAACAAGAAACGCAGAAGTGGAGCCACCTAACCCACTTACGCGTATCGAAGATCATGGGCAATCCGACGCAGAGATTGTCCGCCTTGAATTCGGACGCAGATATCTATCTGATAAACCTTGAGAATGTAGTTTGGCTCACCGACGCCCAGCCTAAGTTAGTGTTCACTAACTTAGTAATAGATGAGAGTAGTCGGTTTAAAGACCCATCAACTAAGCGTTTTAAGGCACTTAAGAAGCATTTAAAGGGCTTTTCTAGGCGTTTAATTCTCACTGGCACACCTACCCCTCAAGGTATGGGTGATCTCTGGTCTCAGGTGGGCATATTGGACTTAGGAGAGCGTTTGGAGACTAGCTTGACCCGCTTTAGGGACAAGTACATGATGCCAGACCAAATGAACAGGCATACACGTGTGGTATATAGCTGGAAGTTAAAGGAAAATGCAGATCAGAGTATTAAAAATAAAATTGCAGATATTTGTTTTAGTCTTAAAGCTGAGGATTACCTACAGCTACCGGCTCTTACAACGCTTTATCACCAAGTTGAAATAGATAAAAACGTAAGGAAACAATATGAGCAACTTAGAAAAGAGATGGTTGTGGACATCCAAAAAGAACGGATCACAGCTCCAACCGCAGCAACACTGGCGAACAAACTGCTCCAGTTCACATCGGGAGCGATCTACAATGAAGACGGAGAGACTCAAGAAATACACCGTTCTAAGTTGGAATATCTTGAGTCGGTCATGGAAGAGACCTCCTCCCCAGCGCTTGTCTTCTATCACTTCAAGCACAGTTTGCAAAGGATTAGGCAAACTTTCCCGTACGCCATGGTCCTGGACGATGACAACATTGAGGCGTGGCGTCGTGGCAAGATTCGTATGCTACTCGCACACCCACAATCAGGGGGCATCGGGCTTAATCTCCAGTGCAACGTTGGAGAGACAGCACAAACCGTGTGGTATGACTTACCGTGGAGCTCAGAAAACTACATCCAAGCCAATGCTCGGGTTTACCGCCAAGGGCAAACGGTGCCGGTTATCTTACACCATTTGGTAGTGTCAAAAAGTATTGACGAGCAAGTTGTCAAAGTATTAGAGGGCAAAATAAATTTACAGCAAGCGTTATTAGATGCCCTAAATTGCGTATTAGTGTGACCATGAAAGCAAAAAATATAATAAAAGCTGCAACACCCAGATTATCAGATGAAGAGCTAGATCCACTAGAGCAAGACGACAACGACGGCACTTCTGTGGATATGATGGAGGCATACTTTCCATGGAATCCAGAGGACATTGCAGACATTAGAAGATTGATAGATGAGCAGATGCCCAAGAAACAACGCTTTATATTTCAAGCATTTTTGGAAGGTTTGACGCACGAAGATATTATGGTAACTGAAAAGTACTGGCGGTATCACTTTTCAAAAGGTGTAGATTTTATTAAAGAGGAGCTTGGCCTATGAGCCACTTTAAAGACTTGTTTGATTATAAAGATGGAAAACTATTTAGGAAAACAAAAGTTGCAGGAAATGTAAAAATTGGTGAAGAAGCTGGTTGGTTTGATAACAAAGGATACCGAAAAGTTTCCATTAACAAAAAAACATACGGTGTCCATCAAATAATATTTGAAATGCACCATGGGTATATTCCTGAAATGGTAGACCACAGAGACGGAAACCCAAGCAACAATGACATTAATAATTTACGTGCGGCAACAAGGGGACAAAATATTAGTAACCAAAAAGCCAGAGGAAAATCCAAAATTAAAAATGTTTATTGGGCTCCAAGACAAAAAAGTTGGCGTGTAAATATGCGCATAAATGGTAAAAATACACATATTGGCTACTTTAAAGATTTAGAACTGGCTGAACTTGTTGCCGTTGAATCAAGAGAAAAATATCATAAGGAGTTTGCTAACCATGTCTAATTTTATTGTAGAGCATAACTACAAAGGCAATTATGTTATGGAAACGATTACTGGTGTGGAAGATCTTGACACTAGCCAGTATAAAGATATATTGGGAATCTGGGTTTGTGACAGCTTTGAAGAGTTACAGATCATGGAAAAAGAATTAAAGGAGATGAGAAATGCAAGACCCCGTCAACAAGCCTAGTCACTATACGAGTCATCCGTCGGGAATTGATTGTATCCAAATTACCGAGCATATGAGCTTTAACCTTGGTAACGCTATCAAGTATATTTGGCGAGCAGATTTAAAGAACGATGCAATTGAAGATTTGCGTAAAGCAGAGTGGTACATTCGCAGAGAGATTGAGAAGCGTACACCAACAATGAAACAACGCATAAATGAGGAGTGTGGAAAATGATTTTAGAAATTGATGATGATATGGTTGACACCATTATTCAAAGTGCATTGGTTAAAGACTATGTCCATTTAACAGCTGACCTAAAAGCTTACAAGAAAAACCCCAATCATTTGCACGAAGATGACGCAGCAGCTTATGCTGAAGTAGTTAAGGGTATTGAAATTTTGGCTCGCTGGTATTTTTGCAATGGTGAATTTGAAAAGTCTGTCAAACTTGCTAGGAAGAAAAAATGAAAAAATATACAGCAGGCGATTTAGAACAAGCCATCATGCAGTGCTGGCAAACCAGCGATGATTTAGAGTTGTTCTTTCGATACCATGGCGACGCGCCAACACCAATGACAGAAGATGAAGTGTCTAATGGATTGTTGGGTATTAAATTACTAAATGACATGCGTATTTGGAATGCGCAAGACATACACTGCAGAGTGTTTGAACTAAATCAGTACTGCACTGATCCAGAAAAGTTAACAACAAGAGAAGCATTATTCCCCGATTTTCCAATTAAAAAGAAAGGTAGTAAAAAATGAGCGAAGAAAAAGTAATTGACAGTGGTTTAGACAACGAGATTTTGACATTCCGTTTTTCTGTAAAAGCAACTAATGGTTTGCTACAGATTTTAGGAAACGCACCCTTTGTCGCATCCGCTGGCTATATCCAAGATTTGCAAACCCAAGCTGGTCCGCAAATTGAAACATTGGTAGCGAAACAAAATGAATCTGAAACAGCTTCTTAAGCGAGCAGGTGTAAGCAATAACATCATAGCTGAGGTTGAGCGTAAGGCCAAAATGACCACAGCACAGCAGGAAATTGAGCATCAAGAAAAGGCTGCTGCAATGGCCAAAATGATGCTCAATGATGTTATGCCGCATCTGCACAGCGCAATGAGTAAAACACCCCCGTCTAAACCCAAAAAGACAATTATCATTCCAGATTAGGGCGGTTTTTCCCCAAAAAGCGTATTAGTAGATATAGGGGATAATCTCAGCTCGTCGGGATGACGCCTTTTATCCCTGCGCTGTAAAGAAAGCACAAGGCTGCCGGCTCGCCTTCATAGAAAGCCGGCAATTTCACTCACTCACACACAGGAGATTTACCATGAACGCATACGAACTGCGCTTTGCCACATTTTATCAGGCTAAAGAGTTTTTAGAGAACCAGTATAAGGCCAATTTGGCTACTTGGGATTTGTTGGACAAGGCCAGTAAAGAAGCACTTGACCTTATGCCAAAGTTCCCAACATTGACAGAAGTGATCGACAAGGCAGTTGAGATCAATCAGTTTGTTAGTGACGCAAATGTTGCTGAGATTAAAAAGGCAACCAAGCGACTAACAATGTAGTAACAGCCCCGTTAGCACAGCGTTAGTGCAGCACTTTTGTAAAGTGAAGGTCGGAAGTTAGAATCTTTCACGGGGCACCAAGGGGGATTAGTGATAATGGGAGCACATATGCTTTGCAAGCATGAGGTGGGAGTTCGATTCTCCCATCCTCCACCAATTAATTAGGAGATAATTATGGCAACTAAACCAGGATTGTACGCAAACGTCCATGCTAAACAAGAGCGCATCAAGGCTGGCTCAGGCGAGAAAATGAGAAAGCCAGGTACTAAAGGCGCGCCCACAGCCAAAGCATTTAAAGAATCAGCAAAGACTGCGAATACAAAATAATGGACGACTTTAAAAAACTGCCTAAGATGAAAACTGGCGGCAGTGTCTCGTTAGCAGTAGGGCGCGGTGAAAAGTTACCAGTATCCCAAGGTGCTGGACTGACTGCCAAGGGGAGAGCTAAGTACAATGCAGCAACTGGCTCACATCTCAAAGCGCCGCAACCAGAGGGCGGCCCTCGTAAAAAATCATTTTGCGCTCGTATGTCTGGCATGCCAGGCCCTATGAAGGACGAGAATGGCAAACCAACACGCAAAGCAGCAAGTCTAAAAAGGTGGAAATGTGGTAGCTAAAAAATCACCCCCAAATAAAAAGAAGTTTACCGAGGAAATGGCGCAAATCATTTTGGAACTCGGTAAGCAAGGTGCATCCCAAAAATCCATGTACGCTGCAATACACATTAGTAAGTCCACTGCGGCTAAGTGGAAAGAAGAGAACCCAAAGTTTGCTGAGACTATGTCTATGGCAACGACTTATGGTCAGTCTTACTGGGAATCATTGATGCTAGCCAATGTGGAAAACAAAGCGTTTAATTCACGCGTCGCTGAGCTGGCGTTAAAGGGACAATACCCAGAAGACTACGGCCAACAGCGCGTTGACTTAAAAGCAAACATCAGGCAAGAGGTCACAATTGACTTTGACAAAGAAATAGCTGAACTAATGGAAATGCTAAAGTAGTACTAATCAACGGGGAATAGGCTTAGCGGCCGTGCCAGTGCTCATTCACTGGCTACCCACCAAACAACCAATGAGGGTTATATCAATGAAGCAATGCACTAGTTGCAAAGAAATAAAGCCAAAAGAGCAGTTTTTAAAAGATAACAAAAATAAAGACGGTTTGCGTTATGAATGTAAACCATGTCATAATTTGCGAAATAGACTTTGGCATAAAAATAATAAAGAACGCGGAAAAAACAATTATTTAAAACGCTTATATGGCATAACTTTGCAAGAAAAGTTAAAAATGGCAAAACTTCAAAATAATAAATGCGCTATTTGTAATAAAGAATTTGTTGAAGAAGTTGATATTTGCGTGGACCACAACCATGATACTGGAGTAATAAGACAACTTCTTTGCAATCCATGTAATCGAGGGCTAGGACAATTTCAAGATTCCGCGCAAATATTAAAGTCTGCTATAATGTATTTAAACAAACACGCTAAAAAGGAAGCTGCATGACTTTCCATTCTGTACTATCCCCATCATCTAGTGCCCGTTGGCTAGCCTGCCCCCCTTCAGTACGACTGTGCGAAAATCTTCCAGATATAGTTAAGCCCGAGGGTTCGTTTGATTATGCCGCTCAAGGTACAGCAGCCCATGAACTTGGAGAAGCAAAATTACGTTTGGTTTTTAATCAAATAACACAGGAAGAATATGAAGCAGCTTACGAAGAAATCAAAAAGAGTGAGTATTACGACGAAGAACTCGAACACTACACAGAC